TCCACCATCACTGTTTTGTCATGTTCGTAGCGTTGTGCAAACTCTTCGCGTAGTTCTGCACGGGCTTGTTCACGAGCTTCAACTAGCTTGGCTTCCCAAGCTTCGTTGATCTCCTGGCGAGTTTCCTCGGTGATCAAATCGCTATCTAGTAACGGTTTAATAGCATCTAGCATGCTTATTCCTCCCTAATTTTAAGATCTTTGATTAGCTTTACAACTTCGCTTTTCAAATATCTTTGTACCTTGTTGTCCGCGCCGGCTTCACGTGCCACTTCCAACAATCTATGTCCGTACTTCATGTTCATGAGTCCTTCGTAAATTGCTGTTGGATATGCATTTGGAGCACTGGGTTGTGCAACTACATCTACAGTGACTATTTCAAAGTCACTAACATGTCCTGTTCTGTCGTCGACGTTTCCTGACCCACGACTTGAAACACCTAATCTAACACCGCTGTCCAACATGGTTTTAACCAGTTGACCCATTGGCGTTGGTAATATCTTCAATTTTCCATAACCAATTGCACCGTCGCACCACATTTTATCAATCATGTGACTCACACGGTCCAGGTTAATTTTAAGATCATCTGGATGATCTACTTCTCCCAATACCGAATTGCCACTAAGAAGTTGTTCATTAATAGTGCCAACTGCTTTACGAATTTCGTGAGCAGGGTATATTCTGTCATTGGCATTGCGTTTATCGCCTTCAATGCAGATGCCTTCCATATAAAGGGTTTTACCAGAACCGTCAGGAGCATCCTCACTTAGCAGTTTTACCTGCGCCTGTGAGAATGTCAAGTGTTCTTGTAAGTAACGAGCCATAATCTCTTATACTGGAGATTTAGTGTTTACGCCGGCAGCCTGTGTTGTCACTGGCTTGGGTGCGGCACCTTGTTTAGGGCTTGTTGTCATGCCCATATCTTTCGCAGATGGAGCAGGACGGCCTTGTGCAGTGTCACCAGTCATTCGAACTGGGGAACCTTGCATACCTTTAGCACCACTGTTGGCAGCCACAGTAGAACGGCTGTTTGTACCAGCTGGCTCTGTAGTTACTGGCTTTGGAGCAGCCTTAAGATCCACGTTTTCCATCATGCCCATTTCTGGCATGATTTCAGATGTGTCGTCCATTTCAATGGCGTCGCCGCCAGCATCCATGTCAAATTCTTGTTCTTCTTCGCCGCCTTCGCCGCCCATCATGGCTTCAAATTCAGCCATTAGTTCGTCTAGTTTGTCCTCAAGGTCAACAACGCGGTCTTCAATATTGCCTTCGCCTTCATCGTGGGCGCCTTCAATATCGTGAGTTAGATCGTCACCAGCTTCTTCAGCTTCGTCATCAAACTCAGCATCCATGTCATCTTCTTCGTTCATGCCTTCTTCTTCAGTTTCAACATCAGTGATTAAATCATCTGCTGCATCGCCGTCATTTCCAAGGCTTTCGTCAACTTCTTCAGCTTCTTCGCTTTCGTCGTCTTCGGCTTCGTTGATTTCTTCATCCATTAAACTTTCATATATTTCGCGAGATTTTTCAACCACGATATCGTGAAAAAGTTCTTTGGCTTTTGCTTCTTCATCGTTAATTACGAATTCAATTAACTGTTCAAATTTTGATGTCATATTGTTTCCTCCAAAGGGTTATGGCTCATGTTTATTACTTACACAGAAGTAGTAAACTGAGCATATTTAGACATCAAAACTGGTAATTTTGACTAATTTATGACAGTGTCAAAGGCTAGGAGGAGCGGCTGGAGGAGCATATTGCTTACGAATATCTTTGAGTTTCTCTTTGTATTCGTAAGTTCGTACGTCGTTCATTTGACGTAGTTTAGACAACTGCTTTAATGTCAACCGAGTTTTACGCAGTTGATTTTTTTGAGGCTGGCTGTTGTCTTGAGCAACATCTTGGTAGCCTTGGGGTTCACGTTGATAAAGCTCGTTTAAAATCATACAAGTATTTATACAGTCTGTGCCGGAGGAACGGCTGTGGGTGCTGTGCCAGGACTAGGTGCCGCGCCAGGTAATGCACCCATATCAGCAGAACTTTCTGGAGGCAATGCTGCCAATTCTTCGCCTGTGTTAATATCTGCTTCCATACCAGCTGGTGTAATGCCAATACTACGCAAATCTTGTCCTTGAGTTGTTTTGAGCTCTGGCTCGTCTCGTTCTTCTTTCCAGAGTTTGGCATTCTCAGTAATTTCCTCTTGACTCAATCCAAGGTAACGTTCCATCAAGAAACGCTTGCTCATATAAGGCAATTGTTCTAATGATGCAAATGTAGAAACACGGCTGGTGTCCATTTCTGCTTGGCGGTAGCTGGCAAAGTTTTGTGGTGGACCTAATACAATATCAAAAATGCTGTTATCAATGTTAAACCCACGCCATTTCATGAACATCTTGAACTCGTCGTCAAGTTTTTGCATGATTAAACGTTGTAAACGTTCGCAGTATTGATTAAATCGGTACTCTTGTATAAGTGCTGTGCCTACTTTTCCGTCGTTCATTGCACGGTCTGAATCGTCTGGTCCTGTGGGCAGATAGCTTGATGGCACACGCAAACCACGAGCCATTTTGTTGTTAAAATACTTTAAATCGTCAATTTCACCAAGTCCTGTGCCGCCTGGTAGTGTATCTACTGAACTGCCGCGGCCGTCAGCTGTTTGTGGGAAAAAGTAATCTTCGTTGATACTCAATGGATTGTATGCGGCATCCATAAAATTAGCGCCGCCACCGTTGACAGTAGGAATACGTCGCTGATGCATTTCGTTTTTGACACGTTCTACAAAGGCCATGGCCATGTGACTTGGCATGTTACCTACGTCAATCTTAAACACTCTACGCTCAGGAGCACGGCTCACACGATAGATAAGCACTGAATCTTCTAGCAGTTCTTTTTGTTTGTAGACTTTAAAAATGTTTTCCAAGATTGACTGTCCAAAAGGCCAGAAAAAGTCTAGTCCTTCGTTCAAACTTAGATGCACCACGTGCTTGGCATCAATACAGCTTTCGTTCATGGCCTGTGTAAAGCGGCTGTTGCCTTGTGAACCGCCTGCGCCACCACCTCCGCCACCATTGGGTGCAGAGTAATTGTTTTGGCCCACTGACCCTGTGGCACGACTCACATAATAATCTGATGTGGTCTTGGGTGCAATGCTTAAATTTTGAAAGTTAGGATTGATATCACGGATAACATACTGCTCAGGACGCTTGCCTTCGCTTTCATTCACAATCACTCGACTGACTTTGACCATGTCAACCCAGTACATTTCAAATGTTTCTGGATCACGCACAAACACTTGATCACCATACTTGATGGTGTTGCGGAACAATTTAAACATACGCTGGTCCAGCTTGTTCAGCTTGGTCCATTGTTGCAATTGCTTTTTAATAATTTCTACTTCGTGATCAGTCGGAGTTTCTTTAAATGTTATGTCAAACGGAGTGTTGTTATCTTCGTTGTTCTGTGTGCTAAACTCGGCTATGATATCTAAACACGCATTAATCTCTGAGTCCATGTCCATGTTTTCGTATTGATTATAACGTTCGATACGATTTGGATGGCCAGAGTAAACTTCGGGTAATCGGCTAGCATAGTTTCGGAATGCAAACTCATTGCCTGTAGACATACTGCTACCACTGCCAGTTTGACGACCATACCCGGGCAAACCAGATTGGCTGTTGCCAGAAATAGGACTAAGTTGACCGTTGGCATCACCGTTGGCAACTTTGAAATATTTCATCCAACCACGTTTGCGCCCATTGTTTGATTCAGCCATTGTCTATTCCTTTAACATCGCAGTATTTACCGCGATTACTGTGCATACTTCAATATTCTCTCAGACACACTCAATTGAGATTGCATCACACGCACCATGTCGTCAAGCTTTGATAGTTGTGCTGACATCAAATCTAACTGTTGATTGCTGCCTGCAATTTGCACAGGAATTGTTTTGCCATCGGGTAGTGGAACAAATGCTTCGTTCATGCCTGCTTCACCGGCCTGCACCATGACACCTTCTGGATTGGCTCTGACAATACCGCCTGTTGCGGCCTGCACAACCTTGCCTGTTTTAAAACCTTCAACTTTGGTTACAGCATCTAAAAATGATTGTTTTTGTGAGGAATTCAGCTGAGAAAGTATAGTGTCTGGTGTCACTCCCACTGCCTCAGTTACTGATTTGATGTAGGCTGCTGTGTTATTTTCTGTGGGTGGTGCATATCTATTCAACGCATCAGTAACACTTAATCCTGCATATCTTGATCGATTGCCAAATAATAGCTCTTCTTTGGCTTTCATTCCTGACTCTAGTGTTGGGAAAACAGCAAATCTAGGATCTGCACCCACTGCTCCAAATGATTTTGCAAAATCACCGTATTCAATATTGCCAGGGTTATTGTTGCGCCAATTTCTTACACCTTCTCGACGCTGTTTGTCATTGTCTGTGGTTGTTACTGTGGTAAATCCAGGGCCTACTTGGGCTACTGCTTTGATTGGTTTAGGAGTAACTGGGGCGCCGGCAGCAACAGGAGAACCAGTGTTACTACCAGTCGCACCACCAGCAGGCATTGTAGGTTCACCACTGGCCTTAGGAGACACTGCTGGGGCAGTTGGCGTGGCAGGTGCACCACTGGCCTTGGGA